CGGCTCTGGCTACGGCTCCGGCTACGGCTACGGCTCCAGCTCCGGCGACGGCTACGGCGACGGCTCCGGCTACGGCTCTGGCTACGGCTTCGGCGACGGCATCCGCAGGTTTTGCGGAAAGGACGTCTACATGATCGACGGCATCCCGACGATGCTCGGCATCGTCCACGGAAACATTGCCCGTGGGAGGGTCCTGCTGGAAGACCTAACCACGAAGCCTTGCTACGTCGTCAAGCAAGGCGGGGTGTACGCCCACGGGAAAACGCCACGCGAGGCAATGGAGGCGCTGCGGGACAAGCTGCTCGAGGATATGCCGGAGGAGGAGAGAATTGCCGAGTTCGTCAAGGCGCACAAGTGGGGCAAGCAATATCCCTCAGCAGATTACTACGACTGGCATAACCGGCTGACCGGCTCGTGCGAAATGGGACGGTCAGAGTTTGCCGCCGCCCACGGCTACAAGCTGACGGCAGACGAGCTGCTGACGGTCGAGGAGTTTATCGACTTGACCGAGGGCAGCTACGGCGGGGATATCATACGCAGGCTGCGGGAGGCCTACAACAAAAAGGGAGGAGAAGCAACGTGAACTTTTGGAGGAGAAAAAAGAGAGAAGAATTCACCGCGAACAACATCAACGCCAGAAATGGGGAAACCGGAATTGTTGCCGTGATGGAAAACGACCAATGGGCCAGTGTATCAAACTTCGGGGGCGTAGCGGTCGCCATGGGATGCAACGGGAGAGCAACAGCTAGGGGGTATCTTGGTGTGGCGCTGGCCACGAGAACGCAAGGGGAAGCCAAGGCTACGGGAGAGTGGGGCTCAGCCGTGGCTACGGGGATGATCGGAGAAGCCAGAGCCGAAGGCGCTGATGGCGTGGCTACGACAACCAATGCTGGCGGCAGAGTGATGGGCGCGTTCGGCTGCGCGCTGTTCGCCGTCGAGCGGGCAGATAGCGGCAAGATCTCGAGCGTCGCCGCTGGCATCGTCGACGGCGTGAACATCAAGCCCGACACATGGTACACCTGCAGGGACGGCAAGCTCAAGGAGGTGGGGAAATGACGGTATATATTGCCGGTGGGATCACCGGCGTCGAAAACTACAAGGCGCGGTTTGCGGCCGCCAAGGAGTGGCTGCTGGCTGAAAAAGAGACGCAGGAGGTTGCGCGGGGGCTGCTGAAAGTAAGCCCGTATCCGACGGCCGACGTGGTGCTCAACCCGGCGGAGCTGCCGGAGGGATGGACGAACGGGCTCTACATGGACGTGTGCCTTGCGATGATCCGCACGGCCGATCTCGTGGCGTTTTTGCCAGGCTGGGAGCAGAGCCGCGGGGCAAGTTTGGAGATGCAGTACAGCCGGTATGAGGGAAAGCCGGTGTACAAGATCTCGACCGAGGAACTGGAGGGGTGGATGCGAGATGCGGAAACCTAAAAGCGGAGAGTTCAGGTCCTCCGTGTACACCAATCGCCCACCGTATGCGGACTTTGAAGCCCCGCAGAAGTTCGAGGCGATCAAGGGGATCATCGCACGGCGGCTCCGGGAGCATCCCAACACCATGTGCAGCTACAGCGGCGGGAGTGACAGCGATATCCTGCTGCACCTGATCGAGCAGGTGCGCGAGGTATTTGTCCTGCCGCCGGTGCACTACTACTTTTTCGAAACTGGCCTTGAGATGGCGGCGACGAGGCGGCATGTCAAAGAGCAGGCGGAGCGGTACGGCGTGGAGATCACGACCGTCCGCCCCAAGAAAAACATCGTGCAGGCAACAAGGGAGTACGGCCAGCCGTTTGTATCCAAGATCATGTCGGCCGGGCTGGAGGGCCTCCAGAAAAAGCAGATCCCGCTGTCGATCCACGACGAGTACAACGAGGCGGAGGACAAGGCTGCGAAGCGCGCCGAGCTCAAGGCCCGGTATCCGGGCTGCGAGCAGACGATCAATTTTGTGTGCTGCTGCAACTCTGCCGGGGAGCCGCGGCCGGACATCCAACTCGTTATCAACAGCAGCAAGTACATGCTGGACTTTGTCCGGGAGCACCCCATCCCCTTTCGGGTGAGCAACAAGTGCTGCGATATATGTAAAAAGCAACCGTCCCATGCCATCGAAAAGCAGTATGACATGTTAATCACCGGGGAACGGCGAGCCGAGGGCGGTATGCGAGTCATCCGGCACAGAGGAATCAGCGGGAGCATGTGCTTTGCGGAGACGACAAGCGGGAAATTCCGGCTGCGGCCGCTGTTTTACGTGTCTGACGCAGACAAGGCGTGGTACAAGGAGTACTACGGGCTGCGGTACTCGGACGCCTACGAGGTCTATGGGCTCAAGCGCACCGGGTGCTGCGGCTGCGCGATCTCTGCCCGCGCCGCAGCGGATCTGGAGCGGATCCGGCCGTATGAGCCCAACGTAGTCCGGGCCGCGTGGGCGATCTTCGGGGATAGCTACCGCTACCGGGCGCAGTATAACGAGTACAAGAGGCAGCGCATGGAGCAGGAGCGCCGCGGAGATTTGGCAGGGCAGGAACGACTGTTTTAGGAGGTGAGGCAGGATGGCGGGGCTTACCCATCTCAGCCTTTTTTCCGGGATCGGCGGGCTTGATCTTGCGGCCGAGTGGGCCGGGTTTACGACCGTCGGGCAATGCGAGCTGTCGGATTATCCGACGGCGGTGCTCGAAAAGCACTGGCCGGACGTCCCGCGCTGGCGGGATATCCGGACCCTGACAAAGGAGGGGTTTTATGAGCGGACCGGAGGTCTGCGAACAGTTGACATTATATCCGGCGGATTCCCCTGCCAGCCGTTTTCCGTGGCCGGAAAGCAGCGTGGGAGGGAAGACGAGCGGTTTCTGTGGCCTGAAATGCTCCGCGTTATCCGGGAGCTTAGGCCGCATTGCGTCGTCGGTGAGAACGTACCTGGAATCATCGGCATTGCCGCCCGGCAGGTGGTCGAGGATCTGGAGCGTGCAGGTTATCACGTCGTCATGCTGCAATTTGAGGCTGCGGCTGTCGGCGCTTGGCACCGGCGGGCAAGATGCTTTTTTGTGGGGATCGACGATCTATCCGACGATGAAATCCTCGGACAGCAAGGGGACCGGACCGATGGGGAGCCGGAGCGCGGAGCACGATCTTCAACGGAAAAACCTGAAGGGCTGCGTGCTGTATGCGACACCCTGCCGGGGAGACGCGACTGGGACGGACGTCAATGGGCAGTTGAACCCGGAGTGGGCAGAGTGGCTGATGGGCTTCCCTGCCGGGTGGAGCGAATTAGAGCCCTCGGCAATGTGGTCGTACCGCAGCAGGCATACCCAATCTTCCGCGCGCTCGCGGAGGAACTGAACGGGAGGAACGATGATGGATATTAACAAGATTATCGATGGCCAGATGGCCGCGTGGGCGCGGAATGACCTGATCGGCATGCTGACCGATGCCGGGCACGCGCTGGTGCAAACCGGCCTGCAGGTCAACGGGGTCAGATATCAGGACGTGCGGCTAGGGCCGCTGCTGATGAAAGCAGCAGCGGCCCTGGAAGAGTGCTGGAAGCGAGAGGGGCTGATCCAGGATGTAGCAAAGCCGGAAAATCCGGACGACGTGGTGGTCAAAGTCACCGTGCCGGACCGCTGGCCTATGACAGAGGCCGGTCAGCGGCGGGCCGCGCTGGAGGCGGCCGCCGACGCTGCCCCGGTGGTGCACGGCGAATGGGAAGCGGTAGACTGGCGCGAATATGACGCGAATAGCTGCGAGGTAATTTGTTATCCGAAGGATGGAATTGCTTGCACGCACTGCCGATACGTATTCAAAAAGGATGCGCTCTGGAAGAAAAATTTCTGCCCCAACTGTGGCGCGAAGATGGACGGAGGTGCTGAAATGGCTGAATACATAGACAAGGTAGAATACTGCGAAAAGCATTGCCGGTGTAGTAATGGGAGGAACAATGGTGGATATTAACAAGTTTGTCGACGGCCAGATGGCCGCGTGGGCGCGGAATGACATGATCGGCATGCTGGCCGATGTCGGGCACGCGCTGGTGCAAACCGGCCTGAAGGTCAACGGGGTCAGATATCAGGACGTGCCGGTCGGCCTGCTGTTGATGAAAGCGGCAGCCGCGCTGGAAGAGTGCTGGAAGCGCGAGGGGGTTATCCAGAATGCAGCAAAGCCGGAAAATCCGGACGACGTGGTGGTCAAAGTCACCGTGCCGGACCGCTGGCCTATGACAGAGGCCGGTCAGCGGTGGGCCGCGCAGGAGGCGGCCGCGCCGAAGCCCATGACCAACGGCGACCGCATCCGAGCGATGACGGACGAGGAGCTCATAGCAGCGTTCGGCGGAAGAATTTGTGATGTGATCCCCGCAGAGGATTGCCCCGGCACGGACCACACCTGCTGTCATAGCTGCCTGATCAAATGGCTGGGAAGCCCAGAAAAGGAGGCTGCGCCGGAGCCGGTGACAAACGGCGACCGCATCCAGGACATGAAGGACGGGGAGCTGGCGGAGCGAGAAAGGCTGAAGAGCCTATTCGAGGAAGCAAGGCAGATCGCCGATCGCAGGGCATGGGACGAGACGTCGCGGACGATGGCGGACAGCTGCGGACAGGAGGCCAACGATGAATAAACTGGCGAAGGCATATTATGAGGCAGCAGAGGTACTGCTGGGGGCGCGGGGCGGACGTGTCGCGAACGAAGAGATCGACGAGATGATCTATAAGCTCTACAGCGCCGGGGCGGCGGCCTCGAAGGCCGCCGGGGAACGGATCACGATCCGGCGGGAAGACGGCGGCGTGACATTGCCAGGAAATTTTGACCACGAGGCGGCGGTGCAAAAGCTGGCCTGCTATGAGGATATCTGCCCTGATCCGGACGCACTGCGCGGCAGGGCATGGGCGCCGGAAAGTCGATGCCAGACTGCGGCCATGCGGGCGGCAGCGGAAGATATCAGAGGCAGGCTGCTGGCCGTGAGCAAAGCGATGAGACGTTGGGAAGCCGAGCTGTATGTGGGAGGGATCGCTGTGGGAGTCGCACTCGAAGAAGCGGCGGACCTGCTGGGCGGCGTGCCGCCGGAGGAATACCGGGATGAAAAATAACTACGCGGAGCGGGTGCAGCGGGACCGGCAGCGGTATCTGGATATCGGGCTGGACTCCGGGGCGCAGATCGTGCACGACATGCTGTGCGTGGCGCTGCGAGACAAGCAGGCGATGGGCGACGATGTATGGGGCCGGGAGCGCATCGTGCGTCTGCTGACGAGGCTCAACGAGCTCAAGGAGGAGTTCGGCAAGGCCTTCCGCCCGGGGCCGGAGCAGGACTACATGCAGGAGCAGCTCGACGGCGCGCTGCGCGAGATCTTTGGCGAGGCGACGGTGCCGTTTGCCGTGCGGCATCCCTACATCCGGGAGATCGATTACACCAAGAAGAGGAGATGACGGAATGGCAAAGACGGGAAAGAGCAGCTCGGCCGCAAAGCGGCTGCGCGGCCGGCCGAGGCGGCACAAGCCGCGCCTGTGCCGGTGCTGCGGGCGGGAGATGGAGCCGACGCAGGTATGGATCTGCACTTCGTGCGAGGCGGCGGGGCGGACGATCCCGCGGGCAAGAGGCGTACAGAGCGGGGCGGAGCTGCTGGCGATCGCACGGGCGCGAGAGGCGGCCGAGGAGCCGATCCTCGAGGGCTGGGGCCTCGACGAGATCGAGGCGCTGGCGCGGTACCTATGGGACAACGGGGCCAAGGCCTACGGGTCCTACGGCAAGCTGCGCGGCTGGTGCGCCACCGTCGGAAGGCTGCCGCCGCTGCCGGAGGGGCTGTGAGATGGCGAAGTATTTTTTTACGGAGCCCGTGCCGATGCAGGTGATCCTGCGGGACGGGCGCGTGTACGAGGAGCGGGCCTACTGCACGACAGACGCGCGGCTGGCCGTGGCGGCGCACGGAGAGGCCGGGTGGGAGGACGTGATGGACGCCAAGGTCGCGATCTCCACGGAGGCGATGCGGGCGGCGGGGTATCTCCCCAAGCCCTAAAAAACAAAAAGCCGGGAGCCTCGCAGGAGGCTCCCGGACGGGTGCTGCGCTCAGCTCCGCAGGGATGCGGGGCCGAGCGGAACGGCCGGAAAGTTGACGGAAACTAACACGGGGGCGATGGTAGGATATTAGGCAAGATTAGACGGGACACCACCAGAGGCCCTCGCACAGGGCATCGTAATCCCTGGGATCGAGCTGGTCGCGTGCCCACTCCTTGGCCTGCGCCTCCGACATAACGGAGATGACGCGGTCGTCCTCCGTGGCGGTAAAATAAGTGTCATTAACGGCCTCATACAGGTAGAGGTGATCGAGATGCCGGATACTGTGATCAAAGTAGTTATCCCCGATGCAGCAGGCAAGCTCCGGGTCATACACCCCTCTGCGAGGGACGGGGACGATGTGCTGCCCATGGAGATCGACTCGGCCATGCCCCATAGGGATCACGCCTGCGTCGACAACGACCTCCGAGACCTGGGCGGTGACATCAACACAGGTGGGGTCGGGGTAGAGGGCGTCTGCGCAGCACAGGATCAGGGACGGGTGGAGCCAGTCGCAGACGTCGCCGAAATCCGGGTCGTCCACAGTAAGCAGGTGCCCGACAAGCCACTCGTTAGTCTTGTTGGGGATGGGCCAGTAGACCCTGTGATGATGGCCGTCTGCATCGAGGGCGTCCGCCTCAAACCACGGGGTGTGCCACTCCGGCGGCTCCATGTCAAGATCCAACTCGCGGGGGACATACGGCTCGCCGACCAGGCGAATGGGATATTTGTCCATAGATCAATCCTCCTCGGGGGGATCGGACTCGGCCGGGGCGAGGGCATCCGGGCTGGGCAGCAGGCCGAGGCACTCCTGCATCATCAGGCGGAGATACAGGGCGCTCTCGCGATGCCCTGCCGACCACTGCTCGACGGTGCGGTACGGGATGCCAAACCGTTCCGCCAGTTTGCGGCAACTGAAACCGGCGGCGGCTGCAATCTCTGGGACGGTACGATGCGCGGCATCCCAGATCTGGCCGAGAGCGGCTATACGGGATTCGGGGATGGGGGCCTCCGGGGCGTCGCCCCAGATCTCGGAGAGCGCGAGATCGGAGACGAAGAAATCGCGCTCGGCGTAGGCAAATACCGCGGCGACGCAGGAACGGTACTGATTGATGGTCATGGTGGTTACCTCCCGTAGATATATTCTTCGATTTTGGCTTCCAGCCGCGGATAGAGCTCCTCCAACTGATAATCCCAAGGCTTAGGCCAGAAGTGATCAATGGGGTAGTAGGGGTAGTAGGTCTCGCCGTCCACGCCGCGGACTGCTAAAACGCTATCGATAAAATCTCCGTCGGGGTCGGAAACGGCGTTAGGGTGACGCCAATCGAGGTAAGCTCCGTCGATGTCATCTCGACTGTGCATGCAGGATGCATCGACGACATTCCAAAAGACAATGTAATGGCGGCCGTCAGCGTCAACAGCGTCGGCCTCGAACCAGACCCGGCCGCGCATACTGCAGCGCTCCGGGACGCGGGGATGCTGCGTGAGGGTGAGGGTAAGTTCCGTGCAGGCATGGATAGCGTCCGCGATCCTCTGCATAGTCATGGGCTCCGTGGTGTAGCAAATATTGATGATGTCCTTGTCAGAATACTTATTGCAACGGTAGGTATCCTCGTTCCGGTAGTGAGTCGTGAGGACCTTGTCGTTGCGGCGATCGTAATAGACCCCATAGCCGCCGAAGTAGGGGCGGCAGTTTTTGGTCCGAGTGCATGCGGCCTTGAGGCCCTTGAGCGCTAATCCGTACTTTTCAAGATTTGCCATGATGATGATCTCCTTTCAATTCGTGCGGCCGGTGGCCGCGGGCTTTGTGGTTTGGAGCATAGCTCCTCTTGATGGTCTTATCATACCACTCATTGAGTGGCATGTCAAGAGGGTACAAGAAAAAACATGCACAAAAATAAAGTTGAAATTTGTGCAGAATGCACAAAATGGACGAAATAAGCGCCAGCCAGAGGCTGCGGCGGGGGCCGATCGGGGGATCGGGCCTCGCCGGAACCGCCGGAAGGGCGACAAACGGGAACCTTGACAGCCGAACACACGGGAAACGCACGCGTGCGATTTTTGAAACACACGCGTGCGTTATACCATATTAAATACGCGCGCACGCGCGTATTTATCGGCTTGCTAAAAGCTTATGTATAGCCCCGCAGTGGCGGGAGAAGGGAGACCAGGGTGAAAATCATGGAGCGGACCTATCGTTGCAAAAATGGCGTCGTGGAAAAGACGCGGTATCACGTCGGCGACAACGCTCGTCCGCGCGGGCGCAAGACGGGCGTGACGACGCCGAGACAGCAGGAGCAAAATTTTAACACGGCCGTTCGCCGCCTGGCGCGCCTGCTCAACTGCAACTGCACGGCGGACAAGGGGCTGCTCGTGACGCTCCGCTTTGCGGACGAGGGGATCGACAAGCTGCGCGAGACAGCCGGAGGAGATCCCGACAAGCTCCGCGATGCCGCAGAGCATCAGGCGATGCTCTGGCTGCGCCGCCTGCGCCGGAAGGACAAGGGCGTGATCCCGTTTTACACGCTTTCGGCGAGCGACATGGACGGCGACACCGGTGAGCTGGTGCGTCTGCACGTGCATATCTGCATGGAGACGGACGGGAGCCTCAGCTGGGACGCGCTGCGGGACAGCTGGACGCTCGGGAGCGTCAACATCCGCAGCCTCCGCGGGCAGGACGACTACAGCCCGATCGCCTACTACATGCTCCGGCAAGTGCGGCGCGTGCCGGACCGCAAAAAATACAAGGTCAGCCGCGGAGCCGCTCTGCCGACGACGGAGGAGCGCGAGGTCGTGCTGTGCACCAAGATGCGCGCGCCGAAGGGCGCGAGAGTGCTGGAGGAGCGCTACGTCGAGGGCGAGGCCGGGGCTTACATCCGCTACGTGCCCCGCAAGCGCGGCAAAAAGCTCGGCGGGCACAAAATGACAGCCCGGGAACTGCTGGAAAGCGGCGAAAATCGAGAAAAAGAAAGTTGACTCGCGGTCCGCGCGGGGGCATGCGCAGGCGCGGACCAAACAAACGCGCGCGCGGATGGGATATGCCGCGCCGATCATACGGGAGAACTCTGCCTGAGCGGCGCTCGGGCAGGGACAGGACCGCTATGCCGCCACGGTATAGCGGATATCGTGCATACAAGGGAGGCGAGGGGATGAGTTTTCGGCGGATGAGCGGGATCCGCCTGCCGTACCGGCGGCAGGGCCTGATCTACTTTACGCTGCTGAGCTACGAGGACATGGGCAAAAAGGGCAAAAAAAGGATCGACGCCAAGCTGCTCGAGGCGGCCTACGGCGAGGAGGCCTTCGCCGCTGCACTGCGGGATTGGTGCTGCGGCAAAATGACGGTGCAGGCGGCGGCGATCGCGCACGGCGTCAGCGAGAGCACACTCTACCGGGCGCGCAAGCGGCTGTATGAAGCATGGTAACGCGGCACAAAAGTTGACGGCAACTAACACGGCTACCGTGGTATCCTAACGGCAAACAGGGGGGGGATGCACATGGGCAGAAAAAAGGCATACAAGCCCGCAGCGCTTCGGCGCGCGGTGCAGGAATACTTTGCCGCGCTGCGCTACCGGGAGCCGGTATACCGCGAGGAGCCGGTGCTGGACGACGACGGGCAGCCGGAGTTTGACCGGTACGGACACCCGGCGACGCGCTTTGTGCGCGTCGTGACGGAGGACGGGACGCCAGCCAGCAGGACGAGCTGGGTCAGCCCGCCGACGATCACGGGGCTGTGCGGGAGGCTGGGCATCAGCCGACAGACGTGGAGCAAGTATCTGGCCGCCGAAGAGACGCACGACATCTGCGACGAGGCCAAGCGGGTGATCGAGACGTACCTGCAGGAGCGGCTCGAGGACAAAAACTCCGCAGCGGGCGCAAAATTTGCGCTGCAGGCAAACTACGATTGGCGCGAGCGGCGAGAGATCAGCACCGACGCGCCGACGAGAGCCGCGATCGCGGGCGGCGAGATGACGATGGACGACAAGCTGGCGCTGCTGCGCGAGATCCAGGGCATGCAGCTGCCGGGGACGGAGGGGACACATGACAGCGACGATACTGTTTGAGCGGCTGCGGCAGCTCAAGCCGATCCCGGCGGAGATCGACGACACGATCCTGCTGGACTGGCTCAACCAAGTGGAGGGACAGATCCTCCACGAGATCTTTTTGCTGGCCTTGAGCGAGATCACGCCTTATTCGGCGACGCCAACCGAGGCGCTGGCCGCGCCGTATCCCTACGACGGGATCTATCTGCTGTGGATGGAGGCGCAGGTCGACTTTGCAAACGGCGAGTACGAGCGCTACACCAACACGATGCAGCGGTACAACACCGCGTGGAACGATCTGGCGCGGCACATTGCCAAGTGCATCCGGCCGGTATACGGCAGGGCCGTGGAGCAGGGCTATTACCTGAGCGCCTACGGGATCGCCAAGGCGCACGGCTACACCGGCACGGAGGACGAGTGGCTGGCAAGCCTCAAGGGCGCAGCGGGCGCTCCGGGCAAGGATGGCAAGCCGTTTCACTGGCGCGGGGCGTGGGATGCCTCGACGTCATACGCAAAGCTCGACGCCGTGGAGCACAACGGCAGCTGCTACGTCTGGACAGACGATGCCGACAGCACGGCCGGAGACGAGCCAGGTGTGGACGAGCTGTGGGAGCTGTGCGCGGCCAAGGGATCCAAGGGAGATCCCGGCGCGGCAGGTGCGCCGGGACCGCAGGGTCCGCAGGGGCCGCAGGGCGAAAAGGGAGATACCGGGCCGCAGGGGCCGCAGGGCGAAAAGGGAGATACCGGGCCGCAGGGTCCGCAGGGGCCGCAGGGCGAAAAGGGCGAGAAGGGAGATACCGGGCCGCAGGGTCCGCAGGGGCCGCAGGGTCCGCAGGGTCCGGCCGGAAGCGGCGGCAGTGCGGAGTTGCCGCCGGTGCTGGGCAACCTCGGGACGGCGATGGCCGACGCAGCCGAGGGAGCGATCCCGATCGCAGACGGCGCGAACGGATGGACCGTCGAAAAGCTCATCAAGGCCTACACCGGAGACGCGGATCTGATCGGATACATCCCGGATACGGTGTGGGTGGCGGCGTATATGGCAGCGCAAAAGGAGCTGCTCAAACTGCTGCCAGATAGCGCGGCAGCAGACGCCGGGAAACTGCTGCAGGTCGGCGCGGACGGCAATGCAGCGTGGGGAGACAAGCTGCCGACGGCGCTGAAAAACCCCAAAGCGCTGACGTTTACGGGAGCGGCGACGGGGACTTACGATGGCTCTGAGGATCTGACGGTAAACATTCCGGCGGGCGGGTCTTCCGGCTCCGGCGGGGCGCTCAAGGCGATGAGCGCCGTGGGCGGGTACATCGGCATTCCGGCGGCAGACCTGCCGGAAAACGGCGTGGTGTGGATGTGCATCGCCGACGGGGCGACAAATCAGGAGTACTACTCTGGCACGATCACGATGCAGGGCGGAGCGCTGAGCAGCAACAACATGGTGAGAATATCCTCAAACGGCGTTATCCAGCTCAATCAGGTCACTCAGGTATCGGGCGGAATTGCCATCTATGGCGTGAGCGCGTCGGCCTACACCGGCGTGTACCAGGTGGCAGGCGCTGGTGGGGCGGCTGAGGCGTGGGAGGAAATCCGAACGCTCGAACTAAGCGAGGACGTAACAAAAGTTACAATAAGCACGGATAATTCAGGCAATACTTTCGCATTAAAAAGCGCTTACATCAAAGTTAAAGCTGTTCCGCCGACAAATGAGTCGATCACCTATAACGCAGCCGTATGCGTAGATATAAATGGACAAGAGCCGTGGGGGAATACCAGAGTAGTTATCGGGGAGAGCCCAAAGTACGGGGAAGCAAAAGCCATGCTCCTGTTTTCAATCTGGGACACATACGTTGGCAAGTTTATGCCAATATTTGTAAAAAGGCCTGAAACGCAGACTACGCATGATATCGTAGTTTCTGGTCGCCAAAACGACTACTCTGGAGCCGGTGCGATCCATGTCACTAATGATGATATACAACTAGAGTCACCTTGCTCGTCCATATGCATTGGGAGCTATCGGACGACATTATATAGCGGATCTGTGATTAAAATATACGGAGTGAGAGCATGAAAAAATACATAAACGGCGAATGTGCCGAACTGACTGAATCTGAAATCGCGGAGATGGAGGCGGTGCGGCTGCAGTATGAGGCCGCAGAAAGACACCGGCAGCTGACGATCGGCGAGGTGGCCGAGATGCTCATCCGCCAGCAAATCAACACGCTGGTGGTGGACGATCAGACGGCGCTGCGGATGATCGCTTTTTACCCTGCATGGGAGAGCGGCAAGGACTACGCGGCGGGAGACAAGCTGGTATCCGGCGGAAAGCTCTACAAGGTGCTGCAGGCACATACGTCTCAAGAGACGTGGGTTCCTGGTGCAACTGGTACAGAGAGCCTGTACGCCCGCATTGACGAAGCACATGAAGGCACAAAGTACGACCCGATCCCCTACGAGGGCAACATGGCCCTCGAAAACGGCAAGTATTACACGCAGGACGGCGTGCTGTACCGGTGCACACGCGACACTGGCAACCCGGTGTATAACACGCTGGCGGAGCTGGTCGGGATTTATGTGGAGGTGGTCACGGCATGATCTATTTTGAACCGGGCATGTGGATCGAGGAGGGGATGCGGTACACCGACGGGATACGGCGGTATATCGCGATCCGGTCCGGGCAGGCGTTGAGCCTGACGGACGAGTACTATTTTGAGGCGCTTTAGCGCCGGAAGGAGGACAAGATGCAGCAGTATCAGTGCCTGCTGGTGGCCAACGAGTGCTACCAGCGCGGGAGGATGATGACGCCGACCAAGATTGTGGTGCACAGCACGGCGGCAAGCAACACGAGCATCAGCCGGTACGTGCAGCCAGCGCCGGGGCAGACGGACGGGCTGATGCAGTATCAGCCGCAGGAGCGGCGCCTGACGGCCGCGCAGATGCGCGAGATCCTTGGCACAAACCGTTACGGAAATGATTGGAACAGGGAGGGCTTGTACGTCTGCGTGCACGCCTTTCTCGGCAAGCTGGCAGACGGAAGCCTCGCAGTATGTCAGACGCTGCCGTGGAAGATGCGGTGCTGGGGCGTCGGCTCCGGGCGCAAGGGCAGCTATAACGACTGCTCGATCCAGTTCGAGATCTGCGAGGACGATCACCGCGACGCGGCCTACTGCCGTGACACGTTTCAGCTGGCGGCCGAGCTGTGCGCGCACCTGATGCGGGCCTATCCCACGATCACGGAGATCGTCAGCCACAACGAGGCCGGGCAGCGGGGCTATGGATCCGACCACAACGACCCGGAAAACTGGTGGCCGCGGCACGGCTACACGATGGGGATGCTGCGGCGGCGCGTGGCGGAGCTACTGGCGGGCAAGCCACAGCAGGCGCCGCCGCCGAGCGCAAAGGAAATTTTCCGCATCCGCAAGAGCTGGGGCGACGCAGCCAGCCAGATCGGGGCGTACAGTGATCTCGGCAACGCGATCGCGGCCTGCCCGACGGGCTACAGCGTGTACGGACCCGGCGGCAAGGCGGTGTATTCCGGCGGCACGACCGTCGTGCCGGACAACAAGATACAGCCGCCGAAGCAGTACACGGCCGGATACCGGCGCGGATACACCGTCAGAGCCAACGGCGGCCTCAACCTGAGAAAAGGGCCGGGCACGCAGTACGCGAGCCTCCGCGTGATGCCGGACGGAAGCAAGTGCAGCTGCTACGGATACCATACGGGCGAGTGGCTGTACCTTGTGGACGCAGCGGGCGCGACCGGGTACGCTAAGCTCGAGTATCTGGAGAGGCGGTGAGGCGGTGACGCAGGATGAGCTGATCCAAAAGCTGACGGAAACGGAGCAGCGCAGCAAGAGCAACACGCACCGGATCGATGAGCTGGAGCAGGACCAAAAGGCATTGAACAAGCTGGCCACGAGCGTGGCCGTGATGGCGCAGGAGCAGCAGACGATCCGGAGGGACGTGGCCAAGAGCGGCGAGGACATCAAGGCGGTGCGAAAGAGCATCGAAATGCTGCAGGCAGCGCCCGGAAAGCGCTGGGAGAAAGTCGTGGAAAAGATCATCCTCGTGGCAGTCGGCGCGGTCGTCGCGTGGCTGCTGGCGCGGATGGGCATCAAATGAGGAGGGAAAAACCATGAGGAACTGGAAAAAGTGGCTCAAGGCCGCCGCGATCCGCGCCGTGAAGACGGTGGCGCAGACGGCCGTGGCGACGATCGGCACGAGCGCCGTGCTCGGCGAGGTCAACTGGGCCGTTGTGGCCAGCGCTTCCGCGCTGGCGGGCGTGCTCAGCCTGCTGACCAGCGTGGCGGGCCTGCCGGAAGAAAAAACCGAATAAGGCCGGAAAGAGGGCGCCCTGCGGGAGACTGCAGGGCACTCTTTTTGCATATTTACGCGGCATGACAAGTTGACGGTAACTAACACGGCTTTTGGGGTAAAATGGCCAAAACCGGTGAGAGGAGGGGACAGCATGGCAGACAGCAGAGACGGCTACGCGGGCAAGATCGGCCACGGCGGACAGCAGTACGTCAAGGCACCTTTTGCCAAAAAGCCGACGGCGGATCAGAGCCGGATCCACACCGGCACGGACCTGCGCATGACGGCAGGCAAGAAGCTCAGCGGCAACGCGGGCAGCAACAAGTGACGCCCTGAGGGGCAGAAAGGGACAACATGGACTGGTATCAGAAGTTTGGGCTGCCGCAGCCCGAAGAAGGCGCAAACGAGCAGGAGGTCGCCGCCCCTGACGCTGACGAGACTCCGGAAGGCGCAAACGAGCAGGAGGTCGCCGCCCCTGCAGAGGCAGAAGAAGCGGAAGATCACGCGGCAGAGACGCAGCCGGACACGGAGGACGCTCCGCAGGGGGAGGCGCAGCAGCCGCAGGACAAGGAGACCCGCCGCCAACAGGCCGCGGCCCGCAGAGAGCGGGAGCAGCGGGAGGCGATCGACGCCGCACTGGCGTCCGAGCGGGCCAAGTGGGAGAAAGAGGTCTTTGGCAAGGCCGGGATCAAGGATCCGTTTACGGGCAAGACCGTGGAAAACATGGAGGACTGGAGAGCATTCCAGACCGCCACGGCCAACGCCAAGCTGGCAAACGACCTCAAGGCCGGACGGCTGACACCGGAGGGGCTGCAGCAGGCCCTGATGCAGTCGCCGGAGATCCAGCAGATCCTCAGCGGGGCCAAGGAGGCGCAGCAGCGCGCCGAGGCAGCCGAGCAGAGAGCCGGAGCGCAGGAGTTTTCGCAGCGCCGAGAGACGGAGCTGGCGGAGATCCGCCGGATGAACCCCGCCATCAAGTCGCTGGACGACATCATGGCGATGGAGACCGGCTCGAAATTTGCCGATGCGGTGCGTCGAGGCAACAACTACGTCGACGCATACCGGCTGGCAAACTTTGATGCCCTGCAGCGCGGCCAGCGCGCAGCAGGAGAACAGGCAGCGCGAAACGCTGCGGCCGGGCTGCAGCATCAGCAGCGGACACGGCAGACGACCGGAGACACCCCGGCACCCGTCCCGGCAGGGGTCAAGGCCTTTTACAAGGCACTCAACCCCAATGCGACGGATGCGGAGATCTCCGCACATTACAACAAGACACACAAGGCCGGATAACGGCCGGAAGGAGGACAAATGGCATTTTTTCCGCAGAGCTACCGCGACGGTCAGCCTGAGCCGTGGGAATACCTCGAGGCATCCGCCATCGGGGCATGCACCGTCGGCATGGCGCTGACGCTCACGAGCGGCAAGCTTGCAAAGTGCACCGGCGCAACGCGGCCGGACTATATCAGCATGTACGGCGGCACGGTGGCTGCCGGGGACGTGATCCCCTGCATCCGCGTGCACGAGGAGACGATCTTTGAGACGGAGTGGAGCGCGGCCAACACCGGCGCGGCCGTCGGCCAGATGGTGACGATCGACACGACCGGCTCCAAGGCCACGGCGACCACGACAAACGGCGTCTTTGAGGTCGTGGCATTCAAGGGCACGGCGATCGGCGACACGGTCCGCGGCAGATTTATTCGCCCGGGCACGGTGACGAGCACGGGCTAACAAAGATAGGAGGGGAAATATTTGGCAGGTATTATCGTATCTGAGGCCAGCAACACCACAAATGCGCTTTTCGGCGAGCTGCAGTCTCCGCTGCGCATGCTCTTGGAGAGAGAGTATGAGGCGTGGATGAACTCGGAGGAGGCGAAGATCCTCGAGGAGATCTTCGTGGACATCCCGATCACGACGGCCAGCACGGCGCTCGGCGGCCTGACCGGCAGCAACAGCTTTGAGCCGGTCGGCGAGAACGGCGCGTATCCGCAGGGCGGCATCGAGCAGGGTTACTTCAAGACCTTCCGCCCGATCACGTGGAAGGGCAGCTTCTCGATCTCCATGGAGATGATGGAGGACAAGCTCGAAAGCGTGCTCAAGGGTCAGCCGATCCAGTTTCTGGACGACTTCCGCCGGGCCAAGAACAACTTTTTCTGGGGCCTGCTCGGCAACGCGATCCAGAATAAGGACACCGTGAAGGTCGGAATTGAGACATTTGACCTCACGGCCAAGGACGAGGTCAAGCTGTTTTCGCAGTCCCACAAGATCAAGAAGACGGGCAAGACGCAGAGCAACGCATTCTCCAACGCGTTCTCTGAGGCCAACCTCGGTCTCGTGGCGACGGCCATGCAGAATCTGAAGACCGACAGCGGAGACGTGGGCAACCTCGCGCCGGACACCATCATCATCCCGAACGACGCCAAGGCCAAGGCCGACGTCTTCGGCGTGCTGGGCGCGTACCACGACACGAGCACGGCCGCGGGCAACAAGTACAACTACCAGTTCGGCAACTGGAATGTCATCGTGACGCCGTACCTCGTCCCGTACATGGGCACGAGCGGCTACCCGTGGATCCTCGCCGATCTGGCGTACAACAAGCGCAACCTCGGCGCAGTCAACATCAACCGCAAGCCGCTGACCGTGCGCAGCGAAATCGAAGCGAACGATGCAAATACGTGGAAGGGAAATTCCAGATTTACCGGCGGCTTCTACGACTATCGCGCGTTCGCGGTGGGCGGCGTCGCCTTCGGCAGCACGCTCTCCTGAGCGGGCATGAGCAAGTAAAAAGGGGGCAGGGAAATGGACGACAAGGCGCTGCAGGCTGCGCTGTGGTACAAGCAGCTGTGCGAGACCAACAACGCCGTTTTCCTGCCCCTATTTTTTGACCATCACCGGCACCTGATCCTGATGGGCGGCGGCGGCAGCGGCAAGTCGATTTTTGCAGGCCGCAAGGTGCTGGAGCGCTGCGCGACGGAGCCGGGGCACAGGATGCTCGTGGTGCGCAAGGTCGCCAAGACGCTGCGCGAGAGCTGCTTTGACCAGCTCAAGGCGCAGGCCATGCAGTACTACGGACCGGCCGTCAAGATGATCCCGCGCGGCAAAAGCGGCGACATGTACATCACGTTTACCAACGGGAGCGAGATCCTGTTTGCCGGGCTGGACGACGTGGAGAAGCTCAAATCCATCCACGATATCTCGGGCATCTGGATCGAGGAGGCGAGCGAGCTGCTGGAGGGAGACTTCAACCAGCTCGACATCCGCCTCCGCGGCGAGCGCAAATATTACAAGCAGATCATCATCTCGTTCAACCCGATCTCCATTACGCATTGGCTCAAAAAGCGTTTTTTCGATCGTGAGGACGCGCGCGTCGTGACGAGCCGGACGACGTACAAGGACAACCGCTTTCTGCCGGAAGAAGATCGACTGACGCTGGAGGCATTCCGCGAGACGGATCCCTATTACTATCAGGTGTACTGCCTCGGGCAGTGGGGCGTGCTGAGCCAGACGATCTTCTGGCGCGCAATCATAATGGATCGGCTGCTGCACTGCAAAAAGCCGATCCGGCGCGGGAGATTTGCCTACCGCTACGACGAGATTGCGATCACGGACGCAGCGTTTACGGACGCGGAAGACGGCGAGACGCTCGTCTGGGAGGAGCCAAAGGCGGGACACCCTTACGTCATCGGCGCGGACACGGCGGGAGAGGGCTCTGACTGGTTCGTCGCCTGCGTCATCGATAACAGCACGGGGCGGCTCGTGGCAAAGTACCGCACGAGGACCGACGAGGATCTGTTTGCCCGTGAGGTATGGTGCCTCGGCATGTGGTACAATCAGGCGCTCGTCGGCATTGAGGCCAACTTTTCGACGCACCCGATCAAGGAGCTGGCAAGGCTGCGGTATCCGCGGCAGTTCGTGCGGCAGGTCGAGGATAGCCTGACGCATGTGGTGCGCGAGGCGCTCGGCTTTAAGACGGACCGTCTGACGCGGCCGGTCATCATCGCGGAGCTGCAGGGGATCATGCGTGAGCATCCGGAGCTGATCGACGATGAGGACTGCCTTAACGAGATGCTTACCTTTGCCCGCAACAGCAAGGGACGGCCGGAGGCGGTCGAGGGCGCGCACGACGACTGCGTGATGGCGCTGGCGATCACCTACTATGTGCGCCAGCAGCAGCGGTCGACCGTAGAGACGAGGCACAAGCGCGTCAAATGGGACAAGGATCAATGGGAGGACTACAGATCGGCCGACGCCACGGAGCGGGCCTATCTGATCGGCAAATGGGGCAACCCATTCTGAGATAGGAGGGAAATATGCTGCAAAATATCCGACAGCTGGCGGGAGAGCCGCCGGAGCTGACCGGCAACGCCGCGGCTGACACGGCCGCGCTCAACCGCTGGCACCGCAAACTGATGGCGGGCCTCGAACATCTATTTTGGCAGGTCGAAAACGAAATGGACGCGATCACCGGCGACCGGGCAGCCATGGCGGAGCGAAAGATGCAGGCCGCAAAAAAGCGGCTGGAACGGGGGAGACAGAATGGGTAGACTGCCGGGCATGGCCTACAGCTCCGGGATCACGCGGTCGCAGCAGGTGCAGTTCGGCGGCCTGCGGCATCACCCGAACGCCGGGAACGGCGAGATCTATGATATGGAAAATATGAGCGCGAGGGACTATCCCCTGCTGCGCTCTCGAGATAAGCGGCGGAACGGCGGAGAGCTGGTCCGCGCAACGGAAATGTTTTTCGACAACCACGCCATGTGGTACACCGATGAGGACGGCTGGCTGTGGTACAAGCGGGCGCTGCTCATCCTCAGTGTCGCATACATCGGGGCGGGAGGGACGAAATTCATACGCTTTGGGGACCGCATCGTGCTGATGCCCGCGAAAAAGCTGGTGCAGGCAAAATACACCGTCGTAGGGACGGCGGCCAATCCGGCAGCCCTGCCGACGAGCGCCGAAAAGGGAACGGCATACGTCATCAACACCAATAACGATCCGCAGGCCCCGAAATGGTCGCTCTTTGTCTGGACCGGGGATGAGTGGGACAGCATGGGCGCGTGGGTCGTGAGCATGGAGGCGGAGCTGACGGCGACCAAGATCACGATCTCGGACGGGACGATCTACGGAGCCGCCGCCACGGCCAATACGCTGACGATCAATCTCCCGGCATCGGCCGATCTTGCAAAGGCAGGATTTCAGGCCGGAGACGCTGTGGAGATCGACGGTCTGACTACGGAGCCGGACAACAACAAGATCGCGATCATCCGCGAGATCGGGTCAAAGAGCATTGCCTTTTCGGACTATTGCTTCAAGATCCCACTGAGCGCCAGCGGCGAAAAGCAGACCTCGTACAGCGAGACGGGGACGATCACCCTGCGGCGCAGCGTGCCGGACATGGACGTCTGCTTCGAGTTTGAAAACAGGCTGTGGGGCGCGGACAAGAAGGAGATCTTTGCCAGCGCGCTCGGAGACCCGACGAACTTTTACGTCTTTGACGGGCTGAGCACGGACAGCTGGTATGTGGAGCTGCAGACCCGCGGCGAGATCACGGGTGGGATCGGCTGGCATTACCCCACGTTTTTCCGCGAGGGCTATATCTTGCGGATCTACGGGGCGGACGCCACGACATTCCAGACGAGCGAGATCCTCGCGCCGGGCGTGGCACACGGCATGCAGCACAGCCTCGGCGCAGCGGGCGGACTGCTGTTTTACTATTCGCCGCAGGGCATGATGGCCTACGACGGAGATTACCCGCAGGACCTGCAGCAGGTTTTTGGGCCGGGTGAGTACAGCGGAGGACTCGCACAGAGCGACGGAACGGACTATTATATCCAGCTCACGCCAAATCAGGACGGGCCGAGGATCTATCACTACGATGGTCTGCGCGGCATCTGGACCGTGGAGGACAGCCCCAACATCGACAGCATGGCGCTGACGGAGGGCGCGGAGACGCTGCTGCCGTCCATCATCGCAATGACGACCGGCAAGGAGCTGACGACGCTCAAGGGGCCGGGCGGACCGTGGGCCGAAAAAAAGGCGGCCGTGGCGAGCTTTGTGGAATTTGCGGACTTTACGATGGAGTCGCCAAACCGGAAAGCCGTGAGCAAGCTGCTGCTGCGGCTGAGTCTGATGGGCACGAGCGTGACCGTCAAGATCCAGTACGACAGCAGCGGGACGTGGAAAAGCGTCGCAACGCTGACCGCAGCGGGCAAGCGGAGCTATTACCTGCCGGTCGTGCCGCACCGGTGCGACCATTTCCGCATCCGCATCGAGGCGACGGGAGAGTGGGCGCTGCACAGCCTCGCCATTGAATACTACGCCGGAAGCGCGCTGCATTAAGGAGGACACATGGACAACGCAAAAAAGGTCCTGCACAAGTGGCAGGACAAGCTGGACCGCAACCTGCAGGCCTACGCCGGGGAGCTTGACAAGATGGACGCGCGCGAGCTGCAGTACAAGGGCGGCCACGCGCTGCGGCCGCTGGTAGAAAACGGGATCGACGAGCCGACGGAAACGCCGCACGTTTGGAACATCACAAGCGAAAACATCGAATCGGAGATCGACAACAGTATGCCGACCGGGAAGGTAACGCCGAGCCGCCAGCAGGACAACCTGCTCGGCAAAATGATCGAGGACATGCTCCTCGACGAGCTCGACCGGCTGCCGGCGGAGCGCATCAACGACCGCGCAGAGCGCACCTGCAAGGTGCAGGGCGGCGTGCTGTATCTCGTGGAGTGGGACAGCGCACAGCGGACGCACACGACCGTCGGCGAGAACAGCATCACGGTGCTGCACCCCAAGCGCTACATCCCGCAGGACGGCGTAGAGGAGCCGGAGGACATGGACTACATGTTTCTCCGCATGCCGCAGACCAAGGGCTACGTCAAGCGCCGGTACGGCGTGGACGTCTCGGACGAGACGGAGGAGGACGCCAGCCTGCGCGGCGAGGAGGCCAGCACGGCCGAGGACCTCGTTACGCTGGAGACAGCCTACTACCGCAACGAGCACGGCGGCGTCGGACGCATCGTCTGGGTGGGCGACACGGTCTGCGAGGAGCTGGAGGACTGCCAGAGCCGCCGCCTGCGCCGCTGCAAAAAGTGCGGACAGACAGAGGCGGACTCGGCAAACTGGAAGATGGTCGGCCCGACCGTAAACGGGGAGTATCCGCAGGGGCTGCCGCCGGAGCGCCGGAGAAAGGACGCCTGCGCCTACTGCGGCGCGCGCAGCTGGGAGGAGACGGACGAGGAAGGCCGCTGGATGACCATCGCCGACCTGCGCGAGAAGGGCGTCCGTGAGGATGTGCTGAACCGTCTGCAGGGGATGGCTGCACCGGAGCAGGCTGCGGCAGAGCCGGACTTTACGCCGGACGGGGCAGCAGATGGCGCAGCGGGTAGTTTGACGCCGGAGGCAGAAAACGGCGCAGAGACGATTCTGGGGCCTGAGACGCTGCCTCCGTACAACACGCAGACGCAGGCGGAAACGGAATACTGGGTGCCGTACTACCGCCCGAACATCTACCCAGTCGTGCTGCAGCGGAATGTGACCGCATGGGGAACGTTCCTGGGCGAGAGCGACTGCGATAAGATCCGGGACCAGCAGAACACGGTAAACCACCTGAGCCGCAAGATGATCACGCGCATATCGAAATGGGGCACGAAGATCGCGATGCCGGACAACCCCGGCCTGCGCATGGACGGCCAGGATCAGGAGCTGTGGTACATGCCGCAGTCCGATCTGGCGCAGGTAAAGCAGTTTGATTTTACCGGCGACCTCGAGTGGCCGTATGCGTACCTCAACCACGTCTACGAGGAAAGCCGCCGGATCCTCGGTATCACAGACTCGTTCCAGGGCCGGACGGACACGACGGCGACGTCCGGCAAGGCCAAGGAGTTTTCGGCCGCGCAGGCGGCCGGCCGCATCGAATCGAAGAAGATCATGAAAAAGGCCGCATGGGCCGAAATCTTCGAGCGGCTCTTCCGCAACAAGCTCGCCTACTGCGAGGAGCGGCGGAAGATGCACGGGAAAAATGAGATGGACACGGAATGGAACTCGTGGGCGTTTCTGGAGTGCGACGAGGCCGGAGAGCTCTACTGGAACGATCAGTTCCGCTTCAGCTGCGACAACGCATCCGGGCTGGCCGCGAACCGAGAGGCCATGTGGCAGGAGATCACGCAGCACCTGCAGAGCGGCGCTTACGGCAACCCGAGCGAGCCACAGACGCTGATCCGATACTGGGCGCAGATGGAAATGCAAAATTACCCCGGCGCGGGGACGATCAAAAAGCTGCTCGAGGAGCAGGCTGCGCAGCAGCAGGCACAGGCCATGGCCATGCAGTCGCAGCAGGCCATGCAGCAGCAGATGGGCATGCCGCAGGGTATGCAGTAAGGAGGGGCCATGCAGTACGGATACATCCCGGATACGGACTATAAAAAGCTGATGGACGACGCGGCCGCGAAGGGTAATTATGCGCAGGCCGCGATCTATGAGCAGATGCGCAATGAGAAGATAGCGGGCGAGGGCCTGAACCAGTGGGCGCAGACGAACCAGTACGCCAACTACCTGCAGGGAGCCGGGGCAAACACCGGCTGGAAGAACCCCTATCAGGAGGAGCTGGACGCTGCGATCAAGCGCCTGCAGGAAAACAGCGGTGGGGCCTACAAATGGGACCCCGAAAACGACACGGCCATGCAGGAGTACCGCAAGACCTACCTGCGCGAGGGCGACCGGACGATGCGCGACACGCTGGGAGCCTACGCCAAGCAGACGGGCGGCCTTGCCTCCACGCAGGCCATTGCGGCGGCCAGTCAGGCGGCAGACAACTACAAGGCACAACTGGCCGACAAGGTCCCGGAGCTGGAGCAGCAGGCATACAACCGATGGTACAACGAAAAGCAGACGGCCCGGCAGGATCAGTACAACTACCTCTCGGCCCTCATGAACGCGGGCAGCGCCGCGCAGAGCGACTACAGCCTGCGCATCAACGAGGCGCTCAACCGTTGGCAGCAGCTCGGATATGCGGACGATCAGGTGTCGAGCGTGCTTGGCGTGGGCGTGGGGACGCCGACGACCGACCAGAGCTACCAGAACTGGCAAAAGATGAAGGCGCAGCAGGATGCAGACTGGCAGCGCGAGCAGTGGAGATACCAGCAGGAGCTGGACAAATACAGCCAGAACGAGCAGCAGCGCCAGAATGCCTATAACCTCGCCATGACGATGCTCCAGCTGGGCCAGATGCCGAGCGCGGAGATGCTGGCACAGGCCGGGATCAGCGGCGAGGACGCGAAGCGCATCCTCGCGGGCGTGCAGGCGCAGAGCGGCGGGTACAGCGGCGGCTCCGGAGGATCTTCCGGCGGAGGATCGTACAGCTCCGGCAGCGGGGGCGGGAGCGGATCGGGAAGCGGGGGCGGGACAACGGGAGGCACAGACGGGAATACGCCGACGATTGCAGACAGAAGCCAGCTCAGCGCGCTGGGGCAGCAGTATTACCGGGATATCGTCAGCTCGTCGAGATATCCGCGCAGCGCAGAGGATCAGTACGCGGCGATGGAATCGATCTTTAACCGGATCACGCAGGACTATAACGCCGGGCATCTGACGCTGGCAGAGAAAAACTATCTCGCCTCGCTTTGGGGCGTGAACTAAGGAGGAGCCTATGCCGAGGGACGCAATGGCCGAATGGCTGGCGAAACGGAATGCAGAGAAAGCTGCGCAGCGCGCGACCCCGGAGCACGGGGCCGTGCGTCAGGCGCAGATCAAGGTAGATCAGATCCTGGAGCAGGCGAAGAAAACGACGACGGCGTTGACCGGGGTAAAGACGGGAAAAACGGAAAAGTCCTCTACGCCGGTACGGCAGGAGGAGGGGCGCGACGCAATGGCCGAATGGCTCGCGGCGCGCAAAGAATCCAAGGTGCAGCAGATCGCGGAGCAGGGAAAGTACGCTGTGCGAAATGTGGGGGCGCTGTACAAGGCTGCGACCGGCATGTGGGGCGAGCTGCGAAAGGCGAACGAATGGCAGGGGCTGGGCGTGGATGCCGGGATCCGTCAGGGGTATCAGGCACGCGTGCCGGTGCGTGGCGGGAGCCAGCTGCAGCAGCAGGCGGAGAATGCCCTGCAGATGGACAAGACCGGGCCGTACCGCCAGAGGCTGACGAGAGTCCGCGGGGAATCGCTTGAAAAGCTGTTCACGGACAGCCTGAACCAGAACCAGACAGCGGAACAGCACGGCCAGACTATCCGGCAGGAGCTGCAGGAGCTGCGTACTGCCGGGGAAAGCGGAACGGACGCTGCGGCCGCGAAGGAAAAGTGGGACGATGTGGCCAGCCGCCTGTATTATCTGGCCTATAGCCAGAGCATGAGCGCCGACGAGTACAACAAGCTCGTGAGCGAGGTATATGACGCCTACGACGCATACCGAAGCGGGGTTAAGGGCCGCAGCTTCGGCCAGCGCGAACAGAAGTGGACGGACGCACTGCGCGGGCCGGTGATGGGAGACGAAAACTACACCGCAGCGGGCAAGGCGCAGCAGAACGCCATGCTTGCCGCAGCGGGTGGCATACCGACCGACCGGAATACCTTTGGCTATGAGCTGCGCTACAATCAGAGCACGACGCGCGAAAACATCCAGTACAAGAGCGTCGACCAGCTGCTTGACGCAGCGGGCAAGCATGTGGATCCGCAGGCGGACGTGACGAGCCAGTCGCAGGGCGCGGCGACGGACGCTGCGATCTTTGGGTACCTCGCCAACGTGGCCATGACGCAGGAGCAGTACGACCGGTACATGCAGGTGCTCGACCGCTACGCCAAAAACGCTCCGGCGACACGGGCCGTCAGCGGCTACGGGACGAGCGACGTGGTCAGCCAGCTGGAGACCTACCGCCAGCAGCGCGAGGCCAACGGCCTGCGCGCGAATGAGAAGGGTGCGGAGGATGCGCTCAACAGCTACCCCGAGATGTCGGCGGGTTCCTTCCTCGACCAGGTGGCGAGCGGATCGGAGCGGGCGCGCGACAACCTGTTCCAGAAGTATCCGGCCGGGCTGGAGCAGCTGCTCGTCCGCGGAGGGGGCTACGCCGGGAAGGCGCTGGGCAGCCTGCTCAATGGCTTCGGCGCGTTTGAAAACGATCTGGGCGATTACTTCGCCGAGGGCGGCGAGGAAAACATCAACTACCAGAATCCGGAATGGCAGGAGGCAAAGTATCAGGACTGGGTGCGCGGGCGTGAGACGTCTGATCTACTGCAGAACGGCGGCAAGTTTGAACGCTGGGCGGCGGAGCAGATCTCCGGCCTGACAACGGCCGCGCTGGAAATGGCGGCCGCCTCCACAATTGCCGGAGCGGCGACGGGGACGATGGCAAGCTTTGCCGGGGGCGGCAGGCAGGTATCGCCGCTGGTGACAAGCGCCGCGACGAAGGCCGAGAAGTTTGCGCAGATGGCAAAGCGGGGCAGCAACATCGTGACGAGCAGCTTCGCGGCGATCAACTCCTACGGTGAGGCAGAGAGCAACGGGGACGCGAGGGGCGAGCAGTTTATCCGCTTCGCCGCGGGCGGTCTGCTGGAATACGGAACAAACATGCTCTTCGGCGGAAACCCGCTGATCGACGCCGGGGACACCGGCAAGGTGACGGAGTTTTGCTATAAGCTATTCAAAAACGAAACGATCCGGAAAATTATTTCCTCCGAGTTCTTTGATCGCATCGGCGAGGGCCTCGAAGAGGTGGCCTCTGCGATCGGCTCGGCCGCGCTGGACTATGCGCTGACCGGCGAGGCAGACCTGAGCTGGGACGAGCTGCGGGATGAGTTTATCTCCGGCTTTGCACTGGCGATGATCCTGAGCATCGGACCGGACACGGCCGAAGTGCTGGCCAAAAACGACCACGAGGGCAACGCCAAGCGCATCACGATGTTCGACGCGGCGGCGCAGAGCGACCGCGGAGAGCTGAACCTCCAGATGGAAAAGTACGCCGTCGAGTTTCTGGCGGGCGACGAGGATCTGATGCTTGCCAACGGATGGGACCATGTGCAGCGCAGCGCAGCCAAGAAGAGCTGGGCGCAGGCCATGAACGAGTACAACACGGTATACCGCAACCTCGTGGATGCCGAGGCATACTGGGCCAAGACCGGAGAGGGGAAGGCATACCGGGGGACGGATGCCGAACGCGTGATTGCGGATGCGAGAGGGAGCATTGAAGGCGTAGACTCCAAGACCTTCTCGGCGGAGACGCTGGAGGAAAATGTGCGGCAGATCCGGCAGGCATGGGACAGTGCAGAGGAGAACGCAGCGAATTTTGCGATGACCGGCCGCATGGATGCAGAGATCGCGAAAATGGCCCGGACGGCCGAAAGCTATCTTGACAAGGCCGTGCAGGATGGGACAATGGACGCCATGACGGCCCTGAACCTCCGCAACGAACTGAGCATGATCAACGAGGGCGCGACGGCGAACCTGCAGGCGTATCTCAACGCGAGATACGGAGAGGGGACGCCGCAGACCGAGACACGGCAGGAGCCCGTGCAGGAGGCTGCGCAGGGTGTCAACACAATCCGCGCGGAAGCGGAGAACAACGCCGCCGTGAATGCGGCAGAAACCGGAGGAATCGACAATGGCAGAACGGAGATTTTTGATGGAGGCAGCCAACGGGATGCAGGTCTGGGTGCCGGAGAGCAGACTGGAGGCATGGCAGCAGGAGCAGCAGCGGCAGAAGGAGAGCGGCGGAACGCTTACGCCGGAGCAGGAGAAAATGGTCCGGCAAATCGTCGAGCGAATCTACGGCCCGAAGACGCAGCAAGAGCGGAACGGCTGAACCGTTACGCCAGCCTGCAGAGCGACACCAGCCTTGCGCAGCTCGTGCGGGGCGGATCGGATGCCGTGACGCTGGCCGTGATCCCGGAGAGCATGTATGACGACGGGATGCGGGAGGCAAAGCAGGCCGGGGCAGAGCTCGGCGTGGACGTCGTCTTTGTGCGTGGATCGATGGCCATGCAGCGGGGAGACCAGCTGATGCGCATCAATGGCGTGTATGACGCGGCGACAAAGCGCGCCGTCGTCAGCGCGACGGATATCCAGTATGACGGCGGGAAGCTGGCGCAGCATGAGCTTTTCCACGTCCGGGCAAACAAAGACCCGGCCATCGTGCAGCAGGCGCTGCAAAAGGTCCGGGAGACGTTCGGCGAGGAAGCATTTGAGCAGGTGGCGCGCGAGTATGTGCAGAGCTACAGCGGGGCCTACCAGAGCATGGAGGACGTTTACGAGGAGGTCCTCGCAGACGCCTACGCCGGCATGAACCGGTTCCGCGCGGGCGCGACGCAGTTCACGGAGGCTGTGCAGAGCGAAGTGCAGCAGAGCGAGCGGGCGTCCGAACCGGCGCAGACCTTGCAGAAGACGAGGGGGAGCCCGGAGGGGAGATTTTCGCTTGCCGGGCAGAAGGCAAGGACGGCAAACTCGCAGACGCTGCAGATTGCCGAGCAGATGGAGCAGGAGGGCGCGAGCCGCGAAGAAATCTGGCAGGAAACCGGATGGACGCGTACCATGGACGGCAAGAACTGGCGCTTTGAAATCGATAATAGCGAGGCGGAATACCGCGGCGGCGGAGATGCGCAGTTCCGGGAGGCTCATGCAGACTATGCGGAATATCAGGACCTGCTGCAGAAGATGTTCGAGGGAACGATCAGCGAAAGCGAAATGCAGCGCATGGAGCAGCTGGATGATATCTGGAGCGGAGAGTATGCGAGGATGCGCGAGCGGGTAGAAAGCGGGAACGCAACGCTTGCGGACGTGCTGCAGCATGACTCGCTCTATGAGGCGTACCCGGAGCTGCGGGACGTCAAGGTCCGGCTGGAGAGCGACACAGGAAGCAAGAACGGAAGCTATGACCCGCGAACAAACACCATTACAATCTCTGAGGACAAGCCGGGAGACAGCGCGAAAGTCGGGACCATGCTGCACGAGATCCAGCACGCGATCCAGCAGATCGAGGGCTGGGAGAGCGGAGCAAGCCCGGAGTACTGGGCGGCACGCGAGTATGAGAGCGGCGACACGGCAAGCGATCGCGCGCAGGAGCTTTACAGCAGGATCCTCAACAGCCTCGACAAGGCAGACCAAAACAAGGTGATCCGCTACAACGAGCTTGACCGCGAGATGGAGGCCACATTCTCGGCAGACCCGGAGAGCGAAGCCGGAAAGCGGTATGCGAAATACGAGGCAGAGCAGGACAAGCTGTACGAGGAGCTCTACAAAAACGAGTGGTTCCGGCGGCTGCTTGATCTCCAGCGGCAGATGGAAAACCCGCAATCCGCGTATTACGAGATGTACCTCAACACGGCGGGAGAGATCGAGGCGCGCAATGTGTCCGAGCGATACCGCATGGCGCAGGAGGAGCGAAGAAAAACCGCGCCGAAGGGCGCGGATGAAAACACGCTGTCCCGCGGGGGCGGAGGTATCTCTGCAGAGATCAACGAGCAGTACAAGAGCGAACTGGAGAGATGGGATCGGGAAGGCCGCAACGGGAACGAACGGCTGATATTGGGAACGACAGGCCCGATTCTGCAGAATCTGGGAGCAGAAAACGGGAACATCCACCTGAACGGGTGGAAGATATCCAAGATCATGCACACCCACAAGGAGATGAGCATGCAGACATTTGAGGCGCTCCCGCAGGTGCTGGAAAACCCATCGCTCGTGCTGGCAAGCCGAGCGGTGCGAACACGTGGCGCAAACACCCGGCTCGTCATGTTCGGCGATGTCCGCGCAGAAAACGGGAAAGCCGTGCAGGTCGTGCTGGACCTGCTTCCGACGGAAGGCGGATACAGGCTCGATGGGATGCAGAAGGTAAACAGTGCATACACGAAGGATGGGGGCAGACTCTCGCTGGAGGACAGCGATGTGTTGTACACAGACGCAAAAAGAGCCGCCCAGGTGCTTCGGTCGCTGGGCTACCGAAGCGGTAGCCCAGACGGTTTGCACAAGGACGGCTATATTGGAAGTATAGCATATGACGACGACGGTGTCAAGATATCCGGAGAAAAATTTACAAGCGTGATCGGGCCGCTGCAGAAATTCTCCGTGCAGGAGGAGCTGCAGGACATCCGCGAGAACGGCATCCGCGGGAAGGAACTGGCAAGCGACCGGGAGGAGACGCAGCCGGAGGACGTGCTCGGGTATGCGGATGACCGCGGGGAGCCGGTCCTGAGCGAGAGCTATTTCCGGGACTGGGTGCAGCAGCAAACGAACGCCATGCCGCAGGGGTTTGTATGGGGCAAGGATGTGCCGTTTTACTCGCAGACGACGGACCTGTCGCCCAAGCAGGCCGTGGAGCTGCTGGAGGCCGTGACAGGGAAGCGCTGGCGCGTGGAGCCGCGCAAGAACGGCGGCTGGCGCGCCGTGGAGACGGACTTTGCGGCAAAGCAGGGCATGTACACACCGCAGGAGGCGGCGAACCGCCTGAACGCAGCCAAGAAGGCCAGAGCGGACGCGGACGCAGCGGCATACCGAAACGGAGAGGCCCCGGCAAGGGCAACGACCGTGGCGGCCGAGGGCGTGGCAAAGGACAGCTTCCGCGCGACCCCGGCGCTCGACAAGATCGGCGTAAAGATCGACATGGGCGTGACGGACTACCGGACGACCAAGGAGATGCGGCAGCGGGCCGAGGCGGAATACCAGACAGACAAGCTAATCTCCAAGGCGGAACGCAGGTGGGGCGCGACGGCGCTCGAAAAAAACTTCGCGCGCGACATCGCGGCCGGGCGGTACTCCTACGCCGACATCCCGGACACGGCAAGGTGGGACACGGTGACGGACCTCGCCAACCTGTACATCGACAAGCGCATGCTCGGCGAGGACCTGCGGCTGCAGCGCAAGTACGCGATCCGCGACGCGCTGCTCTACAAGGCCATGGAGCTGCTGCCGGACGAGCTGGAGCTGATGAGCGATCCGGGCGGCTTTGACAAGGAGGCCCTGCTCGTACTCAACTACCGGACGCCGCAGCGCTCGATGCTCAAGATGTTCGGCGACAAGCGCGGTGAGGAGATCAACCGGTACTACTTCGACCCGGTAACGAGAAACGAGGCGGAGAGACTGCGCTGGATGAACCGGCAGCTCGACGCGGTGCGCGAGTTCCAGGGCGAGGGAGACAAGGCCAAGGGCCTGAACAAGGCCGAGAGTGCCTACGTCCACATGGCCCTCGACATCGAGGCGACCGTGCAGCGGATCAACCAGTCGCCGAACAAGGCCGCGATCCAGAAGGCCGTGACGGAGCTGACCAAGATGGAGACCGCGCAGAAGGCCAGCCCGGACGCGGAGGCCAGAGAGGCGGAGATCCAGCGCGTGGCGACGGACCTCGACCTGAACGCCGCAGAAAGCAAGTGGGCGCAGCAGTATGCACAGTTCCTGACGCAGAAGGACGGCATCAAGGGCGAGATCGACGAGAAGAAATGCGCGGCGGCCGTGAAGCAGTACCGGCAGCTCTTTGACGACTACTACAACGCCATTGCGGATTTCCTCGTGTCGCACGGTGACGAGCCGATCGGCAAGATCGACTACTACGCGCCGCACCTGAGCACGGCCGACAAAGTAAACCTGCTCAACCAGGCGTTCGAGGCGCTGGGATTTAACGCCAGCGCAACGAGGCTCCCGGCGGAGATCGCGGGCAGGACGGAGGACTTCCGGCCAAACAAGCGCTGGACGCCGTTTTTCCAGAGCCGCGAGGGGACGCAGACCGAGTACGACATCGTGCACGGGTTTGAGAGCTATGTGACGTACCTGTCCGACGTGCTTTTCCACACGGACGACATCCAGAAGATCCGCGCGCTGGAAAATTATACACGCCTCGGCGGCAAGAACGACTTCAAAAATTCGCTGGCGGAGGCGATCGAGCTTTCCCGCAGCGGGAAGCGCGACGAGAAACTGGACTTTTTGCGCGAGCTGAAGCGGGTCGATGATTTCGCAGAGCCGACAACGGCGGAGATCAACAAACAGCTTGACCAGTATATCGCCGAGCTGTTCGCCGCAGAGAAAAACAATACGCGGTATTCCGATCTTGCCGTATGGCTGAAAAACTACGGCGACGTGCTGGCAGGAAAGCAGTTCGGCGGAGACCGCGGGGCAGAGCACAGAGGCGGACGCGGCATCCTGAAGCTCGGCACACAGCTCACGCAGGCGTTTGCGAGGGCCAATGTTGCGGGCAACGTCTCGTCGGCCGTCAACCAGATCGCGCAGCTGCCGACGATCCTCGGGGAGCGGAGCAAGCGCTCCATCGCACAGGCGACGGCGGAGTTTGCAACCGGAAAGCTGCGGCAGTTCCAGATGGACAGCGATTTCATCACGGGCAAAAAGGGCGTGGATTATATCTCCAACACCTTCGCGGACTCGTTTATGTCCGGCATGTTTAAGCCGGCAGAATTCGTCGACACGATGATGTCGACGATCGCGGCCAGAGCGGCATACCTCGACGCGATCCGCGACGGCAAGACGCACGAGGAGGCCATGCGGGCAGCGGACGCCTACGCACGCTCCATCATGGGCGACCGTACCAAGGGCGCAAAGCCGCTGATGTTCCATTCCAAGACACCCGTCATGCAGATGGTCAACATGTTCCAGATCGAGGCGCTCAACAGCTGGGAGCATGTGTCGCAGGATCTCCCGCGGCAGTTCCGGCAGATCGCGGCGGAGAGCGGCAAGGCAAAGGCGGCGAGGGTCCTAAGCAGCGTGATCCTGAAGACCGTGCTTGCGGCCTTTGTGGTCAACCGCGTGACGGAGGAGCTTTACGGAGGGACTCCGGCCCCGTTCGATATCATCGGCATGTCCATGAATTTCATTGCATCCGGCGAGGGACTGACTACCAACGACTGGATCCGATACATGCTCAACAAGGCAAGCAACGCCATGTTCGGCGTCGACCTGTTCGACGACGTTCCGACGCCGCAGGAGGGCTTTGACTGGGGCAACGCTGTGGAGGACACGCTGTATAACATCAGCAATGAGGTCCCGTTCCTCTCTAACCTCTCCGGCATGGTCGGCGTGGGAGACAGAACTTTGATGATGCCGGACCTGTTCGGCAAGGGCAAAGACCTGTGGGACGCAGCCACAGAGCACGGCTTGATCTCTCCGGAGAGCGGAGAGGCACTGCTCGGGCTTGTGACGCAGGCGATCCCCGGCGGGCGGCAGATCAACAAGACGTACTCCGGCATCAAAACGATCGTCGAGGGAGGACGGACAAAGGGCTTCGGGGACAAGGAGCGGCTGCAGTATCCGGTCGAGCGGAACGTTGGGACGGCGCTGCAGAACATCCTCTTCGGGCCAAACGCGACGCCGCAGGCAAATGCCTACTGGGCCTCCGGGCTTTCCAGCCTGTCGACCAAGGACACGCAGACGTGGCAGACGTTATCCAAGGACGGGGCGGACCCGATCGAGACCTACAACCTGCTGCATGAGTTTATCAAGATCAACGCAGACGACACCCTGACGTCCGATCAGGCGCAGCGGGATATCCGGGACGCCATCAACAACTCCGGCCTGACCGACGAGCAGAAGGCTTACCTGTTCCGGCAGGAGTTCGGCCGGAGGAACAAGGAGACCGGAGAGTATGAGCACGCAACGGACGCCATGTTCGAGACCCTGATGGACGAGGGCGTGAGCTGGGACGGCGTGACGCAGTTTTACAACAAGCTCATGCAGGCGGACGGGGACGAGAATCTCTCCACCAACGACAAAAACCGGAAGAAGCGCACCGCGATCCGGGAGCTTGACGTGCGGGACAGCGTTAAGGCATACACCTATGCCGAGGTGTTCGGCGTGACCGACAAGGAGACCGGCGCGAAGTCGACCTCGAAGGACGAGGTTTTCGCCAACATGATGGACGCCGGGATGAGCTGGGATGACGTGATGGACGTGTACGAGGAGTACCGGACGCTGTACGAGGACGAGAGCCTCAGCATCAGCCAGCAGGCCTCCGAGTTTGCATACTGGCTCGACCAGCACAACATCAAGGGCAAAAAGCGGGAGGCGATCCGGAACGGCCTCAAGTATTACCAGATGTTTGCGCAGGAGGCGGAGCGCTACACCAACCTGACGGAGGCCGGGCTGAGCGCGACCGACGCCAAAAAGGTCAGCGACAAGCTGGCCAGCGCAAAGGGGACCGGCGAGAACGGGCAGCTCACGACCAACGACAAGGTGGACGTGCTGCTCAAGCAGAATCTGACGGATACCAGCCTCTACAAGGCGCTGAGCACCGTGCTGAGCGAGGAGACCTATGACAAGCTGACAGAGGCCCGGAGCGGCGGCATCGGCGCAAAGATCTGGATGCAGTACTGGAAGAAAAAGGCCGAACTGAGCGCGGACAAGGACGAGAACGGGAAGTCGATCAGCGGATCGAAAAAGGCGAAGATCCTTGCACTCATCAACAGCCTGCAGCTGACGACAGAGCAGAAAGACCTGCTTTACCGGGCAGAGGGATACGCAGAGCGGGACCTGTACAAGGCTCCGTGGCATTAACAAAATACCGCACAGCGGGGGAGGGCGAAAGCCCTCTCCCATTTTTATGCACAGGAGGGGGAACTATGTCAAAGGGCAGGATGCAGGCGGGGAGCTGCACGGCCGGGATGCGGCGCGAGGAGGTAGAGGCACTGATCCGGGCGGCGAACCTCGGGGAGGAGGACAGCTACATCGCGCGGCGGTGCCTGATCGATCAGGTGGCGCAGCTGGACATCGCATTTGAGATGGAGGACAAATTCGGGCAGGGGATGACGCGGAGCACGGTGTCCCGCCGGATGCAGGGGATCGAGCGGCGGCTGCACACATTGCGGGCACAGACGCGACGGAAGCGGGCACAGCGCAGAGGCTGAGACGGTATGATATATCCATCAAAGACAGGAGGCGGAGACAATGGCATATCCCTATCAGACCGGGTACAATCAGGTGATGCCGCCGGTATACGGCGGGTACGGACAGCAGCCGCTGCAGCCGCAGGGGCCGATGTGCCGGATGGTATCGAGCCGCGAGGAGGCAAGCTCGACGCCGGTGGACTTTTCCGGCAGCCTGATGGTGTTTGCGGACATCCAAAACAACCGCATCTACACCAAGCGCTGGGACGCTGCGGCGGGCGCTGCACGCTTTGGGGAGTATATTCCCGCGCCGCCTCCGCAGCCCGCGCAGAACGGCACACAGACCGCGACAGACCCGGTGCTGACGATGCTGCAGCAGATGCAGGCGCAGCTTAACGGCATCAGCGAGCGGCTCACTGCCGCAGAAAAGAAGGAGGAACCGGCAGAATGAATCCGCTCATGATGATGATCCAGATGGCGCAGCGGGGCAGGAACCCGCTGGGTGCCCTGCAGCAGATGGGCGCGGGACCTCAGCTCCAGCAGATGCAGCAGATGCTGGCGGGCAAAAATTATAACCAGCTCCTCCAGATGGCGGACAACGCCGCGCGGGAGCGCGGTACGACGGTAGAGCAGATGGCACAGCAGCTGGGGCTGCCTTTCCGTCGGTAAGCATATCCACTCGGTTTGCGGGACCTGACAAAAGCCGCGCAGAAAGGACTCACCGGGCGCGCGCGGCCCGTGGGATCATAAATAACTGAGGAGGATATAACAATGGCAGATGATTTTGGCATGGGGTACGCGCTGGGCGCTGACTCCGGCAACCGCAACAACAACGATATGTTCGGGTGCGGCGGATCTTGGTGGATCGTGATCATCCTGTTTGCCCTGATTTTTGGCAACAACTGGGGCAACAACGGAAACAACGGGGCCGGTATGGCGGTGCCGTATCTCAGCGGCATCGACACGCGGCAGGCAGTCAACGACGGGTTTGTGACGGCAGAGATCCAGAGCGGCATCCGTGGGCTCCAGAACGGCCTGTGTGACGGCTTCTATGCGATGAACACCGGCATGCTCAACGGGCAGATCGCGATGCAGCAGGGCTTCAACACCACGCAGATGGGCATGATGCAGGGCTTTAACGGGGTGCAGAGCCAGATCTGTGACCTCGGCGCGAGACAGCAGCAGTGCTGCTGCGAGACGCAGCGCCTGATGGAGCGCGGCTTTGCCGACACCAACTACAACCTCGCGACGCAGAGCTGCGACATCCGCAACACCATCCAGAGCACGGCCCGCGACGTGATCGACAACGCCAACGCCAACACGCGCAGCATCCTGGACTTTATGGTCAACGACAAGATCTCGACCCTGCAGCAGGAAAACCAGACGCTCCGTCTGGCCGCCTCGCAGAGCGAGCAGAACGCCGTGCTCAAGGCCGCAATGGACGCCAACACGGCAGAGCTGATCCGCCGGACCGGCAACTCGACGCCGCAGCCGACGTACCTCGTCCAGAACCCGCATGCGGCGTACTGCGGCGCAGGCTGCCAGCAGGGCTACGGCTGCTGCTGACGGGATGAGAGATCGGGGCGGCAGCTGCCGCCCCTGAGCAAAGGAGGATATACCATGGCATGCAACAACGTGTGTAAGCTGTGCCGCCGCCTTGTGATCTCGCAGGCCGTGACGTTTGCGGACGGCGTGCTGACGATCAACCTGCCGGCCGGGAGCTACAACGACGGCGAGAAATACTGTCTCGTCGTGGCGCAGACGATCCCGACGACGGCGACCATCACGGCTCCGGTCGTGGTGACGATCGGCAGCGGGACAGTGCAGTATCCGCTGACAAGCTGCGGCTGCGCACAGTTGACGGCCTGTGCGATCCGCACGCGGACAAAGTACAGCACGGTACTCAACACCACCGCGACGGGCGGCAGTTTCCGGCTGCTGGGACGCGCTGCCTGCGCGCCGAGCAGCAATCTGGCGAGCGTCAACGGCACGGCGCCGACGGCATAAGGAGGGACGATATGGACGCCAGGACAAAAATGATGTTTTACCGCCGCGGGAGCGGCGAGGAGGAACGCAGAGACCGGCCGGA